GCTCTGCAGATATCCACCCAGCAGCTATTCTAAGAGCTGACATATCCCAACAGGGATTAGCTATCCAACAATGCAAGATACGTATACGAGACATATGGGAGGACCTACTTGAACAACAGAGAAATAATCAGAAAAAAGTTCGGAAAACTAACAGAGAAACTAGGAGAACTAGATCTAACAAAGGAAGATCTAGACGAAATAAGAAGACATGCTAAGGGACTCATAGCTAGTGCTGAGGTTAGAAAGAACAGACTCAAACAAGTAGCTAAGGAGAGATAGTAGAAGGAAGGTCGTAGACTACCGTGAGAAAGTGGGTCAGACCATTTGTGTTCTCAGCAATGACTTCTACTGTCTCTTCTTTTTGTGGGAAACCTAATGAAGACAAAGAAACTATCCAAGAAAATAAAGCAAACGATCAAGAAACAACAGGAACCGATTTGGAGAGGACCTGAAGTAGATGGAGTTACTCAATCCCTACTCTCTAGATTCCTAGTATGTAAAGAGAGATTTAGAATCTACACTATAGAGGGATGGAAACCTAAGGATAGCTTCAATGCTGCTATCCACTATGGAAACATGTGGCATACCTGTGAAGAAGCTCTAGCAGCTGAAGAGGATTGGAAGAAACCTCTTACTAACTATGCTGGTCAACTCTGTCTACAGTTCAAAACTGAACAGGAACAGATTAGCAAGTACTACCAGGCCTGTCTAAAGCAGTTCCCCCACTATGTAGATTACTGGAAGAAGCATCCTGATGTAAAGAATAGAACTCCACTATTCCAAGAGGAAAACTTCTGTGTTCCCTATGAGTTGCCTAGTGGAAGAGTAGTAAAACTCAGAGGTAAATGGGACTCTGTAGATCTAATAGGGAAGGGAAAGACAGTAGGTATCTACCTCCAGGAGAACAAGAGCAAAGGACAGATTAACGAGGAGTACATAGCAAGACAGCTTACTTTCGATCTCCAAACCATGCTGTACACAATTGCTCTCCAAAAATGGGTTTGTGATGAGTGTAACAACCGGGGTCACTATTTTGAGGATGACCACGAGTACCAATGTGGTAAATGTGATGGGGGAGTTGATCTTAAAGGATCCTTTAAAGGAGTACGCTACAACGTTATCCGTAGACCCTTTGCAGGAGGTGTAGGGAGTATCAGGAAGCACAAGCCTACTAAGAAGAACCCTAAAGGTGAGAGTAACGAGAGTTACTACAACAGACTAGAACACTACTTCAAAGAACCTACTAAGGATCATCCTGAAGGTAATCCAGAATACTGGTTTATGAGATGGAAGGTAGAGATTACACAGAAGGATATAGACAGGTTCAAGAAGGAATTCCTAGATCCTTGTCTAGAACACCTCTGTTTGTGGTACCTCCACCAAATGATTGGGGAGTTTGAACCTGATACGGAACTATCTAATTGGGATTTTCTTTCATATCGATTCCCGTATGGAGTATACAATTCTCTCTTAGAAGGTAGAGGAAGTGACTTAGAAGAATACCTACTCTCAGGGAGTACAGTAGGACTAGAAAGAGTGAAAACCCTATTTCCAGAGTTAGAAGAATGATTAGATTTTACAAAGCAAATCCTCCTAATTGGAAATTGATACCCTGTAAGGATGTAATTGAGTGGGGTCAATGGTTCGAGACTGCTAACAGACAAGTAGCAAGGTATGAAACCCAGGATATCACAGTAAGTACCATCTTCATAGGTATTGGACCTATAGAAGAACCTACACTAAATAACCTATTTGAAACAATGGTGTTCAGAGAAGGATCGGAGGATGAATGCTATAGATACCAAACCTACGAGAATGCTATCAAAGGACACAATGAAATTGTAGATAGACTGACTAATCTCTGTAACTAGGAAACAATGATGAAATTTGATTTCCAAGAGTGTGAGATCTGCTCAAATAAAACAGGGACACCTAGACTCTGTCCTTCTTGTTTCTGGAATAGGAACTTGATTATGTATTACGAGTGTTGTCAAAAAGTGGAAGAATATGCAAAGAAACTATCAGAGGCAGAGTGTTCTAGAGATAGGATTTATTCAGAGCTACAAGCAGCCTTCAGGAGTTCCAAAATCAAATGATCAAACTATGTAGTTGGAGAGAGAAGAACAATCTAGGGGATATCTTCACTAGTCTTCTATTTGATGCTTGGAGAATACCTTATCAACACTCAGAAAGTTTAGAAGATGGATGCTTTGTGGCTACAGGTAGTCTCTTAGAACAATGCCACAACAAAGCTGTAACTATCTGGGGAACAGGGTGTGCTCTACCTAGTTATGCCCATGGTAGAGAGTCTATGACCCATCCTGAAGCAAAGATATTAGCCCTAAGAGGAAATCTTAGCAGAACAAATATTAAAGATTGTTGGGGAGAACATTTTGAAGAATGGATTCCTCCAGTAGTTTTAGGAGATCCAGGACTGCTAGTCACAGACATAGTTCCTAAATCAGAAGAAGAAAAAGTAGGAACAGTCTACATAGCCCACTATGAAGATACTGATAGGATGTTGAAAAAGTATCCCAATGCTTCCAATCTTCAAATCGTAGATGTACTCTCTAAAGGTCCTCTAACCCAAATCCATAAGATAGCTAGGGCAGAAAGAATCATCAGTAGTAGTCTACACGGTATCATATTCGCAGACGCCTATAATATACCTAGGATGTGGGAATGGTTTCCTGGTATACAAGGGGATGGGTTCAAGTTCTTCGACTACCAAACTACGGTAGGCCCTCACTGTCCTCCAGGAGATTGGTACCTAGCTCCTAAGACTTTGATAGAACATAAGAAACAAGAACTAAGAGATGTATTCCATAACTGGTACGAAGAGTTAACTAGGAGCAAACATGGCAAAGGTAACCAAACAGAGACCAACCAAGAAAAGGAAGACCACAAAAAGAAAATCATCAAGTCTCTTGGATAGGGTTGAAGATATTCAATTTGAAGATGAAGGATTGAAGGTAGCTCTCTATGGTAGAAGTGGAACTGGTAAGACTACCCTATGTTCTACCTTCCCTAAACCTATCCTTTGGATAGTCTGTTCTGGAGGGAAGAGAAGTGGAGAACTTAGATCTATCAAGAACACCAAAGGGGTCAAGAAGTTTGAGTTACAAGATACTGAAGAACTACCCAAGCTCTGTAAGGAACTACAAGAATCTAACGAATTCAAAACAGTAATCCTAGACCATGCTACTTACCTCCAGGATCTTAGAATGAAGGAGATCCTAGAGTTAGATGAAGTAGCTGTACAAAAATCCTGGGGGATGGCTACTAGAGAGGACTATGGTCAATGTTCGAGACTGCTAACAGACAAGTAGCAAGGTATGAAACCCAGGATATCACAGTAAGTACCATCTTCATAGGTATTGGACCTATAGAAGAACCTACACTAAATAACCTATTTGAAACAATGGTGTTCAGAGAAGGATCGGAGGATGAATGCTATAGATACCAAACCTACGAGAATGCTATCAAAGGACACAATGAAATTGTAGATAGACTGACTAATCTCTGTAACTAGGAAACAATGATGAAATTTGATTTCCAAGAGTGTGAGATCTGCTCAAATAAAACAGGGACACCTAGACTCTGTCCTTCTTGTTTCTGGAATAGGAACTTGATTATGTATTACGAGTGTTGTCAAAAAGTGGAAGAATATGCAAAGAAACTATCAGAGGCAGAGTGTTCTAGAGATAGGATTTATTCAGAGCTACAAGCAGCCTTCAGGAGTTCCAAAATCAAATGATCAAACTATGTAGTTGGAGAGAGAAGAACAATCTAGGGGATATCTTCACTAGTCTTCTATTTGATGCTTGGAGAATACCTTATCAACACTCAGAAAGTTTAGAAGATGGATGCTTTGTGGCTACAGGTAGTCTCTTAGAACAATGCCACAACAAAGCTGTAACTATCTGGGGAACAGGGTGTGCTCTACCTAGTTATGCCCATGGTAGAGAGTCTATGACCCATCCTGAAGCAAAGATATTAGCCCTAAGAGGAAATCTTAGCAGAACAAATATTAAAGATTGTTGGGGAGAACATTTTGAAGAATGGATTCCTCCAGTAGTTTTAGGAGATCCAGGACTGCTAGTCACAGACATAGTTCCTAAATCAGAAGAAGAAAAAGTAGGAACAGTCTACATAGCCCACTATGAAGATACTGATAGGATGTTGAAAAAGTATCCCAATGCTTCCAATCTTCAAATCGTAGATGTACTCTCTAAAGGTCCTCTAACCCAAATCCATAAGATAGCTAGGGCAGAAAGAATCATCAGTAGTAGTCTACACGGTATCATATTCGCAGACGCCTATAATATACCTAGGATGTGGGAATGGTTTCCTGGTATACAAGGGGATGGGTTCAAGTTCTTCGACTACCAAACTACGGTAGGCCCTCACTGTCCTCCAGGAGATTGGTACCTAGCTCCTAAGACTTTGATAGAACATAAGAAACAAGAACTAAGAGATGTATTCCATAACTGGTACGAAGAGTTAACTAGGAGCAAACATGGCAAAGGTAACCAAACAGAGACCAACCAAGAAAAGGAAGACCACAAAAAGAAAATCATCAAGTCTCTTGGATAGGGTTGAAGATATTCAATTTGAAGATGAAGGATTGAAGGTAGCTCTCTATGGTAGAAGTGGAACTGGTAAGACTACCCTATGTTCTACCTTCCCTAAACCTATCCTTTGGATAGTCTGTTCTGGAGGGAAGAGAAGTGGAGAACTTAGATCTATCAAGAACACCAAAGGGGTCAAGAAGTTTGAGTTACAAGATACTGAAGAACTACCCAAGCTCTGTAAGGAACTACAAGAATCTAACGAATTCAAAACAGTAATCCTAGACCATGCTACTTACCTCCAGGATCTTAGAATGAAGGAGATCCTAGAGTTAGATGAAGTAGCTGTACAAAAATCCTGGGGGATGGCTACTAGAGAGGACTATGGTCAATGTTCACAGAACATGAAGACATTCTTCAGATACCTACTAGACCTCAAAGCTAACGTAGTCATAGTAGCACAGGAAAGAGAATTCAAGTCAGGGGAAGAGGATGAGGTTATGATACCTTTCGTAGGCACAGCTTTATCCCCTAGTGTTACTGGTTGGCTCAATCCATCTGTAGACTATCTACTACAAACCTTCATTAGAGGAAAGACTAAGAGAGTCAAGAAGAAGGTAGGCAAGAAGACAATCCAAAAGGAAGTAAGGGTAGATGGAGTAGAATACTGTCTAAGGACAGGAGCCCATGAAATCTTTATGACAAAATTCAGAGTACCTAAGGGGCACAAGCTACCTGAAGTTGTAGTCGATCCAGACTATAATAAGCTTATGGAGATTATTCAAGGATAGAACTAACAGTGTCCGAAGCCAGCATGAAGGTGGATACCACTAGCAACAACACCAGTACGTTAAACAATCAGCTTCCTAAGTCAGGAAAAGCTAGGTGACGGGTGACGAGCCGTCTGACCGAGAGTTGCTAGGAGAAAGGTGCAAGACTGTTCCACTGGCACTGTTAGTTCACTTAAAAGGAGAATAGGATGCTAGTACTATCCAGGAAGAAGAATGAATCAATCATCATCGATAACAACATACAAGTTGTAGTTGTAGAAATACGGGGAAACAAAGTTAGACTAGGGGTAGAATGCCCAAAAGAAAAACCAGTACACAGACAGGAAGTCTACGAAGCTATCCAGAGAGATAAACAGAAAACAAGTTCACAATCAGAAAATTGATGGGGGTTGTGCGAACGTCGGCACCCATTGTGTAACAACTTTGGTGTTATTCTCACAGAGTCTAACGGAAAACTAGACGTGACTGCTAGGAGAGACTAGCATTATGTAACTTAACTTTCACCTAAAGAGAGATCTAAGCAATGGCGAGAAAACGGGCCTCGAGTAGTCTAAAAGACAAAGTCAACAAGAATGCTAAGAAGCATGCAGATGATCCAATCCAGATGGGGAGGGTAGACCTTCCTCCAGGGATTAGGAATGGTAAGGCTACCCTTACCAAATGTTACTTTGGCAAGAGTGACAATGGAGAATTCTGGAGAGCAGAAGGATCTGTATACCACCCTCAATCCCATGAGGGAATGAAGATAAAGGGGCTAACAACCACTAGGTACCAATCTCTAGGGGTTGAAGACTTTGATAAAGCTGTAGCATTCATCACCAATGAACTTAAGAAGCTAGGAGCCACTGCAGAGGATATTGGAGAAAGAGACCTAGAAGAAATCATGGAGGAACTAGTAGAAGCAGAAGTGCAATTTGTTTTCTCAACAACCCCTAGATATGCTCGTGAAGATCTTGAAATTGAAAAAGATGAAAACGGGAAACCTAAGAAAGGAGCAAAACTTAAACCTAAGAAAGGAGCAAAACCTACAGGTGCTTGGGAGAATTGGAATGGAGCTATTGAGGATGAGGAAATAGAAAACGAGGATGATGAAGAGGATGACACGGAAGACGAGGAGGATGTCGACGATGATGACCCAGATGATGAAGAAGATGATTTTGAGGATGAAGAAGAGGATGATCTGGATGAAGATGACGAGGAAGAAGTAGATGATGAAGACAATGAGGATGAAGAAGAACCTGAGAAGGGTGACAAGTTCCTCTACAAACCTCCCCGTAAGCGTAAACCTATCCAGTGTGAAGTTACCTTAGTCAACAAATCTAAGGAAACGGTAAACCTCAAGGATGAGGATGGAAAGATTTACAAAGCAGTAGGTTGGGATGATCTACAGTTAGATGACGACTAGTGGTCACTATTTGGACGCTAGTGACTAGGAGTTAGTTACGTCTATTCCTTGCTTCAACTCCGCTTCAGAATAGACTGGACCCAAGCTAACTCCCCACAGAGTAAGACTGATTCGCACACCTCTCGGCTTACTCTGTGGTCTAGTCTCTCTGTACCCTCTCTGTAAGTTCGGCATACTACCTTTCACAAGGTCTTCAGTAGTGACTTACAGAGAGGTAGAGAGGGAAAGATAACAGGTTGGAACAGCAACTACTCCCTCTCGATTTCTAAGGTGTATCTTGAGTATGAGCAAGACAGGATTCGATCAGAGCAAAGAAGAAGATTTCATATTGATAACTATGGAGTTAACTAGTGGTAGATTCAAATCAAAGATCAAACTACCTCTAGAAGCTCCATATGAAAACATAGAAGCTGCTCTAGGTAATTGGTGGCAAACACTAGAATCAGTAGTGAAGTGTAGGAAGACTGAACTAGATGCTGAGGTTAAATAATTATGTCTATCCACTACAAAGAAACCTACTATGGGTTTGAATACGGTTCTGCCCAAGTAACTAGGTTATTCTCAGATGAGAAGAAACAGTGGGTTACTATAGGGCTCAAGACACCCAAGAGGGATTTACAAATCTGCATAACAAAAACAGGTAAAGTAAGAATATTCAACGTTGGTGGAGATGAGTGGAAAGGTTAGTCATGTCAAAACGTAAGAGATACATAGTATTCGAGTACGAACAATACTACCCCTGTGGAGCAAAGGGAGATGAAGTAGCTAGAGTAGACTCCCTTGAAGAGATACCTAAGGGTGTACCAATGGGTGACAAGTACCATGAATATAGGGATGTTCTAGATCTAGACTCAGGAGAGTGGTTAGAAACGGAAGAGCTTGAAATACCATAGTAGGAAAACTAGTTTGTGTTAATAGCTCCCGATACAGAAACTACCGGTCTCGACAGCTTTCACGGTTGCAAACCCTTCCTAGTAACCATAGCTAAAGACAACGGAGAAATAGACTATTGGGAATGGGATGTTGACCCTCTAACAAGAGAACCCAAAGTATCCAGGAAAGACACCCTACAGATAAAAAAGGTTCTCAGAAAAGCTACCAAGATAGTCTTCCAAAATGCTAAGTTTGACATTCGTATGCTCTCTAGCATTGGTATCAAGGTACCATGGCCTAAAGTCTACGAAACTACCTTAGCTTCTCACCTCATCAACTCTACACATCCTAAGGAGTTGGCAAAAGCAGTTCAGATCTACCTAGGGATAGATATCTCTGCTTACGAGGACAGGTTAGAAGAGATAGTCAAATTTGCTAGGACAGAAGCTAGATCTGAATTCCCTGACTGGAAAATAGCAGAAAAGGGATTGCCAGGTATACCCAGTGCCAAAGACAAGTTATGGAAGAATGACTTGTGGCTTCCTAGAGCTTTGGCTAAAGAAAAAGGATTACCTGAGTCTAGTCCTTACTGGAATACAACTAGTATCTATGCCAACGGAGACAGTGAAGCTACTCTCCTCCTCTGGCAAGAACAGTACAAAATACTCAAAGAAGAGAAACTCTGGAAGCTCTACTTAGAGAGACTCAAGTTACCCAAGATCCTCTATGAGATGGAAAACCATGGAGTAACCGGTAGTCTAGAAAGACTAGAAGAACTAGAAGAGGAGTACACAACAGAGTCTAACAAGGCTAGTAGGATCTGCAAAAGGATAGCTCTCAAACATGGTTACAAACTAGAACTACCAAAGTCTGGTAGTAACAATTCTCTCAAGACATTCATATTTGGGGGATGTGACAAAAGTAGAAGCCTAAACCTAGAACCTGTTAAGGTATCTAAGAAAACAGGAGAACCCTCCTTAGATAAACAATCCAAACAGGAATACCTAGATACTCTCCCCTCCAAGAGCAAAGAACGAAAGTTCATTCAAGCCTTAGCAGATAGGACTGCTAGGAATACTGCTCTAAGCTATATGGAGAGCTACAGAACCTTCATGCTTCCTACTAATCATCCTGGTTACTTCATCCTCCATTCTTCTGTCAACCCTACAGGTACTGCTACGTTAAGGTCAAGCAGTCAGAATCCAAACAGTCAGAATATAAGTAAGGGAGGAGAAGGAGACCTCAACGTACGCTATGCATTCGGTCCACTACCAGGGAGAGAGTGGTGGTCTCTAGACTACAACAATCTTGAATTGAGGATACCTGCATATGAATGCCAAGAACCAGCCATGCTCGAGTTATTTGAGCAACCCAACGATGCTCCCTACCACGGATCATACCACCTCCTTATATTTTCGATTCTGTATCCTAGAGAATTCAGGAAGTATGGTATTGGAGTCAAGGAACACTATAAATCAACTCTCTACCAATGGACAAAGAACGGAAATTTCGCAGAGTTGTATGGAGCAATTGATACAGGAGATGGAAAGTCTACAGCTGACAGAGCTTTCCATTACCCTGGAGCCCAAGCAATCGTAGCTAAGAAGCTAAAGAAGAAAGCTGAACTCAATCAGTATTGGATAGACCACGCTAACGAATATGGCTATGTAGAGACTATACCAGACAAGACTGTGGATCCATCTAAGGGATACCCACTTTACTGTAGAAGAAGTAGATGGGGAATCTCTCCAACTCTACCTCTCAACTACCACGTACAAGGAACTGCATGCTGGGTAAAG